CGCGACCAGCTTTATTAATATTGACCACATTGACAAAACTTGGAGTGATGCTAGCTGCTGCCTGAATAATCTCAACAGTAGCCATAAACTGGCTTGTTTTTCGTGAGTCTTCACTACTGCTGATAGGTGAAATAAACTTAAATTGATACTCTCTCGCGCGCTGCATTGATTCGGGGATGTCATACATTGACCCAAGCCAGCCCATGCGCCACATAACATCGAATGTTTCTTGGCATACTCTTGCACTGTATTCCTCCTCCATTGGTTCGAAAATAGGCATTACAGAACGAATATGCTCTTCGTTGCGAATAACCGCTTCGCGGGCGGTCATCTCATTGTATGAAGGCAGTGAGAATTTATCCAAGTACAAGGCCTTCGCTAAAGCTTGCTGTGTTCTATCCGCCAACTCAAGACCCAGTGGAATGCCAGATCGATCAATGTTTAGAGGGCGAAGAACCTCGCCTAATCTTTCATTGTAATCAGAATCAACATAGGTTATACCGCCCGCAAATATACTAATGTCAGAACGTATAGCCTCTTCTTGCGCGATCATGGGAGGGTTAACTGCCTTCTCGCCCGCCTCCATGATTGTCCGTGTCATATCTTGGAACAATCTAGCGTCTGGCAATCCTGCGATCATGGCGGGAGAATATGCGTATTGTGATCCGGAAATAGTAGCCCATCGCGGTATCAAATAATATTCAGTAGCTAACGGAACGCACTCTAGCTCGTGACTGTTATCAACATCTATGTAGATAGAAACATTCTTAAGCTTAGAGCTTCCGCCATATTTATGATTAGGAACAACAACATGCATTATGTTGATTTCCTTTGACTCATCTTTGCATGTCTTAACGGATGTGTGGCACCTATCGCCAAACATCTGCTTTAGCTGCTTAACTGATAGCTTTCTTTTACAATACTTACTGTCAATTTTACCGTATGCGTCCTCGCTCCATGCCACGTCACGCAGGTGCCAGTTTCTATACAGTAATCCGCTACGATTTTTATTTGGTTCGACAGAAATTACTGCGTTTCCAAAATTTACGTAGTCTCTGTCAGCCTCTTTTGTCGCTCGCTGAAACATTGCATCAGGGTTATACATCGCCCTACGCATTACTTCAGTTTTGTGCTGCATCCATGAGCGTGATGCATGATCCTCATAACGCTCATCAAGAAGCGCCATTGAGAACCAAGGGGAGGATTTTGGCCTAAGCAAAGATCCGACCATATCCGAGAGCTCGCGACTTGCAACCAGCGGGTACGATGTATATAGATGATCAGCAAAAACATCGCCGATGCTTCTACTAATAGTGAAGTCGGCGCGCTCTATGTAGAAGTTCTCGGCTATTTCTTGATTGCGAGTATCAAGCACCAACTTCTGCTCAAATAGCTTCTTAGCCACCTGTAAATGGTGCTTAATATCCTCATTCATCCGCCAAGACCCTCTGTTAGAATTGTGCTGTCACGTCCGGTTTTTGGAGCTCTGGATCTTCTCCTTTTGGCCTCGAGTGTTGCCGTGTTTTCATCAGGGATAGGGATAATGACTGGATCTTCAGGAGTTGGAATTTCAGGCGTAAACGTCTCCACCACTCTACTTCCGCCCTTTTCAATAACCGTCTTAGCATCCATAGTGGTCCATGGCTTTTCAATAAAGCCTCTAGTGTCGCTTTTTATATTTTTCCATGCTTTTTTTGCACCTGACATAGCTACCTCCGCGATTTTGTCATAACAACAACAGGCCTGCGCCCGAGCTTTTTGTTTGTCTTGTTAGTTTGCCACATTTGATAGCTGTTTTCTATCTTGTCGCCATCAGACCACGCATTAACTACCGAGTCGCCATGGTCTGGTGATCGCCCAATGCGAGACACTAACTTATCCTTACTCTCAAGCTTCACCATCAATCCAGACCCAGAGCTTTTTTCTACTGAGAATAGAATGCAGGTTAAGTCAGCAAATAGGGTTGTATCTGGCGGAAGTGCCACCCTTGAGCCGCCCGGTTGCGCTGGATTTAACGCCTCACGGAATCGGTAATAAACTTCTGTGCGATAGTTAAAGAATGAGTATAGACCACAAAGGCTTTTCTTATGCGAACCAGCGGCACCCTTATGGGCGGTGACTGGAATGTTATTGTCAACAAGTGATTTATAGGTATCACTC